ATTTCTGCGCCCTTCTTATCTTTGGCTTACTTGGCCTGATCAATGGCTTCATCCAGCATTGCGCGGATGCTTACCAGCTTGTTATAAAGCGTTTTGTCCTTTGCGGCAGGTGTGCCCTTTACAAGATACTGACCGTCAAACACGCCCTTTTTACTGCCGTGGGTGACAGGTACAAAGCCCTTGCTGTCTGCATTGCCTGTGACAGTTACCACAGTACCATCAGGAAGCATCTCAACACGCGCAGACTTCTTGTTATCCTTCCAGATGGAAGCGCCGCCGCCACTCTTTGTTTTTACATACGCCTGATATGCCATAAATTCTTCCTCCTTCTCATTCAGTCTGTCAGCCACACGCGCCCGGAATTTATCCATGCTATCGCCAAACTTGTTCATGTAATCGCGCGGATCACCGTGATTGCTTGCGTATCCGGCCTTGTGCGCTTCGTAATGGCTTGTAATATCCTTTGTTGTCCAGCCAAACATCCTGCACAGGTATGCGCAGTATTCTTCAGCAACAGCAATGGCCTTCCAGTAGTAATCGGCATCTGTGTTGCTGCCCTGGCAGATTTCAAACTGAATGTAAGCGTGAGGATCATAGTTTGCACTGCCCTTGCTGCCACTGCCAGCGCCCCAACACGCACGGTCATAAGGCAGGGTTTGTGCTACGATCACCCGTTTATCCTTGTCATAGCCAATCCACGCATGCACGGATTTTGTGGCCTTGCTGCTATTCCAGTGATTGTTGTATTCGTTCTTGCCCAGCCTATCAGGCGCATCCACATACCTTTTCAGATACTTGTTATTTGCGCCTGTGCTATGCACGAATACGCCAATAGGAGAAATAGAGCGATTACGTGTGTAGCTGGGATTTTTCGTCATGATTGCCTGTATGATTTCCAACGCTATTTCCCCCTTTCAGTAAGGAAGGTGCAATAATTGCACCTTCGCTTATTCGATTTCCTCAAGTTCTTCATCCGGGATCACTTCTTCCAGGACAGGCGCTTTGGCATTAGCCTGATCCACAAGGCCTTCAGCGATCACATAAGATAGCGCACCAGCGCCGGACAGAATGAGTGCAACTACCTTTTCGATGGTTTCTTCAGCCACGCCGAACACAACAAGCAACAGCATGCCGACAAATTCAGCAACGGCTACCCACAGCTTACGGGAAGTAAGTTTCTGCTTCCAATTGATCATGTTATTTCTCCTTTCATCAATCAAAAAAGACAGCCATATTAGCTGTCTTCTGTCAAGTATTCTGTTTACGGCTTATCACGGGCAAGGGAACCACCGCCTTTCATTCATCGTTGTCTTCGTCATCTTTTTTTGCAATTTCAGCAACATGAGATGCAAGCAAGAAATCATCTGCAATCAAATCCTCAAACCCCTCAATCAGCATGTCATTTTCTCCTTAACTCTTCAAAGATTTGTACAAGCACAGGATCAACAACGTTTTCGCCCTTCATAAACGAAACAAAGCTTTCCGCAACATATTCACTCTTGTTTGCTCCTGCATAGCCAGAAATTCCATCAGCATATGTTTCCATATTTTTTTCCGCTTCATTCCAAAGATTGGATGCAAACACTTTACGTTCAAGGAAGTGGCCAAATTCGTGCTGAAGCGCTTCTTCGACAGTTCTTGGAACAGTTGCGCGCCCACTTTTCTTTGATCTTTCAAAAATAGAACGAACGTATTTTGACAGTTTTGTGAAATCATACTGTTCAGGATGTTCAAGCAGGTTCCTAATTGCAGCGTCTTCTGCATCAAAAGCAGCCTGTGCAGTTTTTAGATTCTTTAGCGTTTTTCTGTTCAGAATAAAGCTTTTCCTAACATGTGAATAACCAGCTACAGCACTTGTCATCTGTTTGCCAAGTTTTGTATTCCCTGCCGGAGCAACAATACCGCCAATCTTTCCAACATCGTATGTTTCAAACAACGGAACAAGCGCTTTGTTAACTTCATTTGCCATATCCAAACTAACACCACTATAAGAAACGCCCAAAGCACCAAACTGACCATCGTCACAGTATTTTTTGATTGCACTTTCTGCTTCCTCAATGCTATTTGCTGGCGTGAACTTAATGGCTTTGGGCTTTTCTTTTTCAATAGCCGTTTCTTTCAGCTTTGCAGTTTTCCCAGTAGACACCTTGCTGTACAAAGCCGCAGCTTTAGTTGTGTTTTCGCTTGCCGTTTCTGTTACAACTTGCACCTTTAAGAAGCGCTCTTTAACTTCAACTTCTTCCATTTGCATTGTCTTGATATTGAACTTTGATTCTTTGACAATTCGTTCGCCACCATCCAACACAACAAACTGGGTGTTTCTGTTGTATAAGAACTCTTCTTCGCCCTTCTTTGACATGGACAAAAATGCACCGTTTGTTCCCTTTGGTGTGACTATTTCAAAATGTACAGCATCTTTTTTGCCACCAGTGAATCGGAATCTGTTCGGCAACATACCAGAGGATGTGAAACCGCCTGCTGTGTAGTTTGTTCCTACCAGTTTTTCAAGCGATGCTACATCATTTCCGTTACCTGTCAGCCAGGACACATCACGTTCAAACCTGTGTGTAACAATATCTGTATCAAGCTTGTACTTTGCCAAAGCGCCTTCCAAAGTGCCAGCATCTTTGCGAATGCGAACAATATCTTCTGGAGTATAACCGCTTTTAAGCAAAGAGTCTTCCAGACCTCTGCTTACGGCATTGTAAGGAATGAATGCACCCTCTGTGTAATTGTCAATGACCTCTATCTCTTTGGCGCTCAGATGAACATCCTTGTTAATCTCATCATAGTGGTCAACCCACTTAATGTAATCATCACCTGAATAATCGCCATATCCAAAGTCCAGCGCATTTTTGATTTCAGGAACAACAGGCGCTTTAGCCGCTTTTAGATACTTTTCTTCGAAGTCTGCAAAGTCTTTTGTCTTATCAAGCTTGAAGACAGCAGCACGTTCCTTTAGGGTTTTCAGTTCATCCGCATCCAGCGCCGTCCTTGCTCTTGTGAGGGACACACAACGGCAACGGATATCTTCTTCAGGCTTGCCAAAGTCACCAGGATACATGGCCTTTTTGCCATCGACTTCATAAGGTTCATCAATTTCCCTGATCTGACCGTCCAGCTTTCTGTGTGTATCTCTTGTCGCACCGTCCAGGCTTGCATCCCATTGCTTTACTACGTTGGCACCCTTTGCTTTGGCTTCATTCTGTGCATCATACGTGGAAGCCTGTTGTATTCTGTGGCCTTCTGTGTTTGCAATAGTTTTTGCACGGCTTAAAGGCGCTTTGGACACATTGCTGATGTTCCTGGCAATCTCCGCATAGGGCAGGTTGGAAGCAATGCCCCTGGTGATTTCACTGCTGATAGCTTTCTTCAGTTTTGCTACATCCACACCAAGCGTTTCATACAGGCTGTCTTTGATCTTGGAATCTGTCAAAATAGCCTTTACAGCAGCATTCTGGTCAATGGGAATGATAAAGGGCATCCCTTGTCCATGCAGGTTGTACATGGTGCCTACAAAGGCATCTGTGTAGCAATCATGCAGGTACTTCTGCAAGGTGGAATACTCATCACCATGCAGCTTTTCCAGGATGCCTTGCACCTGCCCTTTCAGCGCTTTCTGGTAATTAAGCTGGTAGATCCTTGACTGCGTAAGTTCATCAGACTGAAGAATGCGGATCTTTTCATTGATCTGATTCAGCGCAGCTTGATACTGCCTTTCAAGGTCTTTGATAACCTCTTTTTCAGCATCAAGCTGGTACTGAATCACTTGCTTTTCTCTTTTATTCAATCATACCATCACCTTCAGGCTGTACTGCTTCCAGGGCTGTTTGGGCTTTGAAGGGATCGCTTTCTTCTTCAGGTGTGGGCAGCTTGTCCTTAATATCATCATAGTCCAGTTCAAGGATTTCAGCGATGTTCTGCGCTACCAGTTCATTGCCCAGCACGGACACAAGGCCAAGGTATGTGTTTACCTCTGTCTGCTTACGCTGTGCGTCAGTCAGTTCAATCTGTGCATTGTCCTGGGCATTGGTGATGACTTCAGGATTAAAGTCAAAGTACACATCCTTCATCTGATAGTCAGTGCCTTCTGCTTCATTGATTTCAGCAAGCACAACCTTAATCAGCTTGCGAAGGAACTGCTTCACACGAATGATGAACTTGTTATATTT